AAGAATTATTAACTAGAAGTTTTATCTTAAAACAAGGTGATACCATTAAAGTTCAAGCTGATCGTGCTGGTAATTTAACTGTTTATGCAAGTATCGTTGAGTATGGAAAAGGCGACTAATAAAGTCACGCCCATTAAAAAAGAACCCGAAGAATGGGAAGTACAGTGGCAACGCTGTAAGTCTTTGATTGAAAAAGCTATAGAATATCAAGACTCCTATACAATTGACGATGTAGAAGCTAAAATAAGGAATGGAATAGCCTTATTATGGCCAGGAAAAGAAACAGCTATTGTTACAGAATTTGTAGTTTTTCCTAATAAGAAAGTATTACACATTCTCTGCATAGCTGGTAAATACGAAGAAGTGGAAGAGATTTATAAAAGCATAGAAAACCACGCAAGAGAAATAGGTATAGATAAAATTACTGGAAGTGGTCGTAAAGGTTGGTTAAGAAAGGTTAAACATCTTGGATTTAAACAAGAATACATGATAAGCAAAGAATTATAGGATAAATATATGGCAGATCCAATAACAGCAATAGGAATAGGTTTAGGCGGTGCAGCAGCAGCCAAAGCCGCATTTGATCCAGAAACAGGAAAGCAAACTACACAAATAGATCCGGCTCAACAGGCCATGTATGAAGATCTTTATAGAAGATCCCAAGGCATAGCCGCACAACCATTTGTACCTTACACAGGCAAAAGAGTTGCTGGATTTTCTCCGGATCAACTTAGAGCCTTTGAAGCTACTCGTGGTATGTTTGAAGCTGGTCAACAATACGATCCGCTTGGAACACTTAGTCAGCTAGGTCAACAACCAACACCAGGTTTATTACAGGCAGATATTGGTGCATATCAATCACCTTATCAGCAACAAGTGATCGATCAAACTATGGCTGATATTCAGAGAGAATCTGATATTGCCCAACAACTAGCACAATCAAGAGCAATTAAAGCTGGTGCATTTGGTGGTTCTCGATCTGCTTTACTTGAAACTGAAGCAACCAGACCTTACATAGAACAAAAAGCAAGAACTTCAGCCGCATTAAGACAAGCTGGTTTTGAACAGGCACAAAGAGCCGCAGAATCAGACATTGAAAGACAGATGCGAGACAGGGCATTTCAAGCCGGTATCCAACAACAACTTTTAGGCGAACAATACAGAAGCCTTGGATTACTTGGTGGTATCGGTGGTCAACAACAACTCTTACAACAAAGAGCGTTGGATGTTCCTTACCAAGAATTTGGCAGAGCATTGGATTATCCAAAACAACAACTTGGTTTATTGGCTCAAGGTCTTAGCGGTCAACCTCAGTTTGGCCAAACATCTGGTTATCAACCATCTTCACTGGAAGGCGTAACATCTGCACTAAACATTCTTAGTTCTCCATTTATGCAAAGTGCTTTTAGTGGTCGTGGAACTGCTCCAGTTTCATCTGGGGTTAGCACGGGAACAGGTAGTCAAGGCTTAGATTATTTATTTACTTAATTATGGCAAATTCATTTCAAAAACTAGCAGACATTCTTAACATCGAAACCGCAAGACTATCCGGTGATCCTAGAAGATTACAAATTGCATCACAGATGCAAGAACAAAAAGAATTAAAACAAGCAACCGCACAGAGCGAGGCTGAGATCAACAAAGCGATTGACGAGTCTAACTTGCCTGAAAGTCAAAAGAGGTTGTTAAAGGCTTTAAGTCTAAGAGAGAAAGCTGCCTTGTTCCTAGAAACACAAAAGCCTGAAGAAGAAAAATATGCCAAAGGTGCAGATGATCTTCTTCGCTATACGACAGGTCCAAGAGCGGGTGAGCAAGTTTTTCCTGGAATGACAAAACCTATAAAAGAAATGACACCGGCAGAACAAATAAAAGCACAAGAAGCTGATGTTTTAAAAACTTTGAAAACTGTTCAAGAAGAAATTGAAGCTGGCACTAGAAAACTAGAACCGGATCAAACAATCATTGATTTCTTAGATGATTACGAAAAATTAATTCTTAAAAACTATATTGAAAGAGCACAGCAAGAAGATTCTTTGAGTGCTATTATTAATGCTTTTCAAGCTGGTTCCGGTCAGTCTCCTTTACAAATTACAGCAGTAGAATAATAGAGGGTAATTATGCCGGTCTATCAAATTAAAGATCCGAAAACAGGAAGGTCTTTAAAAGTCACAAGCAATCGACAACCAACTCCTCAAGAGGCTCTTGATATATTTGCAAAATATTCTCCGGAAAGAAAAGAGATGGACAAAGCCTTGTCTATGGGAATTGATCCATTTGGTTTAACTTCAGAACAGGCAACTCAAGCAGTTGAAGAAAAACAAAAATTAGATGTTCTTACTGGAGCAGAGCAAAAAGATAAAATTACCGAAGAACAATTAGTTAAAACTCCTGAGTGGATCAAGGCAGCTAAATCTGTATATAAATTAAATGAAGGTGATGATGCTCCTGGTTTAGATTCAGATAGAGAATATGCAAACTATGGTCTTAGATACATGGGTTGGTTTAACTATAACTTTCCTAAAATGGGCCTAGAAGCAACGCAAGTTCAGTATGGCACCGATGAGCAGAAACAAGAGTTTATTAATCTTATGGAAATGTACGATGAGAAGGCTCCAAGTGCTGCTGGTTTTGGCAGAGCAATAAAAGGCATAGCAACAGACCCTACAACTTTAGGCGGCATTGCCGCCTTTGGTTTAAAGTCTGCATCTAAAGAAGCTGTTAAAAAATCTATAAAAGAAGCATTAAAGGTTGGCACAAAAGAATCTATCAAAAAAGCCGGTCAAGAAGGATTTAAACATGGTTCTAAAGTTGGTGCTATCGAGGGTGCAATATATACTGCGGCAGATAACGCACTAAGACAGACAGCAAAAATAAATGCTGGTGTACAAAACGAATACAGTCTTGGTGAAATAGGCCAGGCATCTTTGTTGGGTGCTGGTGCGGGGGTTGCATTGGGCGGATCTTTTGGCGGGTTAGGAGCATATAAATCAGCCGGTGGAAAAATAAATCCGTTTACAAAAAAATCATTACAAGCCGGTGATGAAGATGTTGTTGTTCCAAATGAAATTAAACCTGAACAACCATTTAAAGACTTTGAAGATTTAGACCCAGAAATTAAAATAAGAAGTCCTTTGCAAAAACAAATTTATTCTTTTGTAAAAGAAAATCCACAAAGCGGTCTTGCTGATATCAAACAATATTTTAAAGAAGACTTTAACAAGATAAGAGATGCAGCAAATAATTTATATGAAAAAGGTTATTTAACTAGGCCAACTTCTCAAGAAAAATATTCTGTATCTACCCCAAAAATAAAAGAAACAGATCCATTTATCTTAAACGAGGATACTGGTTTAATTACCAGGAAAGTCAATACAGTTGATTACACCATAGCACCCACAGAAAATAATAAATTTGAAGTATTTAAAAGTGGCAAAAGAACTAAAAAAGAAATAGATGCAGAATTAGAAAATGTTTTTAAAAACAAAAAAGCTGAAAACCTTTCTAACAAACAAATTGATGTCATTAGAAATGACTTAACAAAAGAAACAATTAATAAACCTACAAGAATTTTTGATAATCTTGATGAGGCTAAAGACTATATAGAAACTATTTCTATCTCTAGGAATTTACCGCCTTTACTTCGGCCAGAAAAACTTATTGAGCCAAGAACAGCCAGGGATTATATTAGATCTTCTATTGATAAAGACTACTATGAGTTCGGAGAACTTACCGGTGCTATAGGAGATAGAAGAGGTCAAATACCAGTTTGGGCCAGGGCAAGAAAACCAAATGCTACACAGGCTTTGCGTGGTCAAGGCCAGGGAATTAGAGACAAAGATGAGATCTTTGAAAGAATGGCTGAAGATGGATTCTATCCTGGTAAAAGTCCTGGAGATGATATTCCTCAATCAATATATGATGATTTGGCAGAAGACAGAATTCACCCAGACGATCAGACTAAGTATGAACAAACAATACTAGAGAATCAAAGAAAAGAAGCAGACATTCAACTTTTACGAGATAATGATTTTGATGTAACCAAAATGACTGACGAACAGGTTGCTGAAGCATTGGATGATATTCAATCAGGCATGGTTCCACCCAAATGGATAAATGAACAAGCACCTGGGTTTGATGAGTTGTTGGAAAGAAGAACTTTTGCTAACGAATATTCTGAGCAGTTTGCCAGGGAGATAAGAGACAGACTTCCAGCAGAGGCAATAGAGCCAGACTTTACTCCGGCAATTACAACCAAAAACTATAAAGAATATTTAAGAATAGGTACTCAAGTTTTGGAAGACCTTAATATTCCTCTTAGTAAAAAAAGAATTACAGATCAAATTTTTGAAACTATTTCTTTATTAAATGTTAATGATGATATTGCAAAATCTTTTAATAAAGTTTTAGCAAGAAATAATTTGACAATCGATGAGTTTAATCAATTGGCCAGGTTTGGCATATCTGAAGATGCAAGAAGAATGAATCTTGCTGGTCAAGCCAAAAAAGCAATAGAGAAAAAAATGTCTAAAGAGGCGTTAGAGGTTTTAGATACTATGGTCGATGAAGCCAAAGACACATCTTTTGCGGCAAGATTAAAATATTTAAAAGAAATGGATAATCTTAGAAGAGGTTTATTGGTTACGCAGATAGGTACTGCGGTTAGAAACTTTTTATCGTTAAATCCAATTAGAACCGGTTTACATACAATGAGCAGATTGGTTAATGAAGCATTAAATGTAACCATCAATCCTGTAAGAGATTTGCTTGGGAAAGAGCAAGTGCCTGTTGATGTAAACAATATTATTGGTTTAGCAATGAATCTATCAGTCGATGTTAAGTCTGCAAAAAAAATTACAGACTGGGCAATAGAGCATTATCCAAAGCAAAAATATAATTTGTTTACCACTTATGCCTCAGAGGTTGCGGATGCTTCAACAAAAGACAATAAGGTTTTTAAATTTTTGCAAAAAGGTGTTGATGGTTTTAACTGGTTAAACAGAACACAAGAATATTATTTTAGAAGAGGAATGTTTGCCACGTCTTTGGCTGATAGTTTGAGAAAAAAAGGTTTAGATATTAAAAAAATAATTTCTGAAAATAATATAGATGCAATACCTGTTGAAGATATACAAAATGCAGTAAACGATGCACTAGATTACACCTACGCCTTAACACCCAAAGCTGTAAAAAAACGAAACAATATACACGATACTGGTAATTATATAGCTACTGAATTTATTAAATTAGCAAATATGATTCCGTTTGTTACAACTGCGGCATTGCCATTCCCAAGATTTATTGTAAATGCACTAAGGCATTTATTTGAGTATAGTCCTTTTGGCTTTACTACTTTGTTAAGTGAAAAAGAAATGGCAAGAATAGCAGCCGGTGATTTGAACCAACTTTCAAAAGCTGTTGTTGGATCTGCTATGCTTTTGGCTGCAATAGAAGCAAAAAGAAAAGGTTTTGGTGGAGAAAAATGGTATGAATTAAATGGAACTGACGGAACCACAATAGACACCAGGCCATTCTTTCCAATCTCAGCATATTTACTTGCAGCAGACCAGATAACAAGAATAGAAAGCGGCAGAAAGCCTCTTGAGGCAAGAGAATTATTAGAGGGAACAACTGGTTCTACTTTTAGATTTGGCGTAGGCTTACGAGTTGTAGATGATCTAATTGGAATTGTTGATGGAACCAGGGATGAAAAAAAATTAACTGAAAAATTACAATCATATGCTGGTGACATTGCATCTACATTTTTAACACCAATTAGGCAGTTTAATGATTTTGTTGATTCTCAAGGTTTGTTTCCAGAAGAACAAAAATTTAGAACTGCTGGTGATAATTCTTTCTGGGAGATTTTTCAAAAAAATATACCATTTTTAAGAGAAAAATTGCCATTAGCAGAATCACCAACTAGGGCAGAGGCACCAGGAAGGCCGCCAAGAGTAAGAATTCCAGGAACAAACATAACCATTCCAGGACCAGCCGCTAGACAATTGTTTGGTGTTCCTGTTATAGAGCCAAAAAATATTGCAGAAAAAGAATTAGATAGACTTGGTTTTAGCCGAAGAGAAATTGTTCCATATACTGGCGATAGAGTATTAGATCAAATTAGATACAAATATTATGGTCCAGTTATTGAGGCTAGATTAGAGCAAGTTATAACTAGTGATAAATACAAGGCATTAAGCAATCCCTTAAAATCAGAAATGTTAAGAAAAGAATTAACAAAGATTAGAGCTAATAAAACACTTAATCAATTTATTATGGCTGAGGGTGCTAAAGATAATAGATATGCAAAATATTTATATAGAAAATTACCAAAAAATATTAGAAGAGCAATAGCACAAGCAGGATACGAACTAGAATAAAATGCCCCAAGCAACAGAACGAGTTGGTCGTTTTGGTGAATATCTCACAGCAGCAATCCTCTCTCAAGTTTCTGACACAGTAACCATTGTTCCACACAACGCATCTGCGGACATTATCTTTGAACACAATTTAAAACTGTATAAGTGCCAAGTTAAAACTCAATCAAAGATAGAAGAACATAGAGGCAACTGGCGTTTTGATATGCGTAAAGGTCAACACTCAAAACACAGACAATATAAAAATAATGAGATAGATGTGTTTGCTTTTGTCGCTGTACCGCACAGGAATGTGGTGTTTTCTAAGCCTTTAGACCAAGCTCAATTAACCATCGTTGATGAACACATGAAGAACAATGATGCTGTTAAAAACATCATTGATATACTGGAAGACCTTAGTTAAAGACTTTCAATATCAAATATAACTTCTTGATCCTTGTAATGCTTAACGGAGTTAATTCCTACTTGTAGAAAATACTCCGCTAATGCTTGAGGATCTTTATTTTCCAATCCGGCTATATCAATAAGAGATCGTGCAATATATCTGTTTATATAAACAGGCGTATTGTTATTCCTCTCATTCATTACCGGATCTTCAAAATCAGATAAGTTCATTGCCATACTCCTATAAGGATTTTTTCAATAGTTCCTCTGGTATCTTATTACCATCACTATCTAACCCAAAAACTTTTTCAAGTTCCAGGTCTATGTAATGCTTGGCCTTAAAGAGATCTTCAACCTTATCGTGCTTATCTCTGGTCACAAGTTTAATTACATTCCCCAAACACCAACCAATGTTGTTAGCGATAATATAATCTATCGGCTCTATATTGGTCCCCTTATTGTAGTGATCTCCACCTACCTGGTTGTTGGAAGCCAAGCGATCTCTTGCTTGATCCCAATCCTGCGGTGTAGCTTTGTCTATTGACATAAATACTCCTTATTTTTAATAAATATTACCATTATTAGTAATATTGAGGTATTATAGGTGAAATCTGAGAAAAGGGAAATTTATGGAAATTAAAGATCTGAAAGAATTTGACATCACCAACACTATAGACGCTGACGAACTATCAAGAAGATGGGGAGTTAGCAAAAAAACAATAGACAATAAAAGATCAAAAGGAATGGGGCCTGGTTATTGGAAGATAACAGGAACTATTTTATATGATCTTGATGATGTTAAAAGAATAGAACAAGAGTCTTACATTTCCAACAATGCCTAGTAAACACGCACTACTATCCCCCTCAGCTTCAGACAAATGGACTGTCTGTCCTGGTATGCCTAAGTTGGCGGCACAAGTTCCGTACACTACAAGCATCCCGGCTGTGACTGGTACCTTGGTTCACCAAATGTCTGAGATATTAATGAAAGGCCACTTAGATGGTGATATATCTTTAGAAGATTATTGGCTTGGCAAGGTTGAGATGGTTGAAGACTTTGAGATAGAGATAGATCAGGAGATGATTGATTGTGCAAAGATCTATACAGACTATGTGGAGGCAAGAACAAAAGAACTTAATGGTAAATTGTTAATTGAAGAACAAGTTTCAATGGAAGAGATAAGTGAAAACATATGGGGTACTGCTGATGCAATCATACTCTCAGAGGGTCGCATATGTGTAATAGATTTAAAGTCTGGTAGATGGCAAGTCTCACCGGAATATAACAAACAGCTAATGATCTATGGCCTGGGTGCATTAACCAGGTATGGCAATGCTGAAACAATCATGGAACTAACGATAGTTCAACCTAGAGGAGTAAAGAAAGAACGGGCGGTTAAGACATGGGAAACCACCGGAGAAAATCTTGCTAACTGGGGATTCGATTTTCTGAAACCACGGGCGGATGCTTGTATGGATGAAAACCCTAAATATGTATTTGGGGATCATTGCAAATTCTGTAATGGACGCAGTCTTTGTGAAACTTTTAAACTTAATACGGGAGAAAAATAATGTCTGAAGAAAAAAAAGAACTAACCTTTACCTTTGATGAAGATGGTAAAGAATATAAGGTAGAAGACTTATCAGATGAAAATAAGATTCTATATAACAAAGTAACTCTTGTTAATCAACAAAGACAAGAAGTTATCGCTAATGCTAACTTTGAAGTTGAGAAGTTAGAGATACTTGCCAAACATTACAGCAACGCTTTAAAACAGGCTGTTGAAGGTGATGATACTGAAGTTGAGGTGGTTGAATGAGTCTAGCTGATATTAGAACTAAGTCTAAAAAGAAACCACCAAGATTTGTATTGTATGGTGGTCCTGGTATTGGTAAGACAACCTTTGGTGCGTCTATGCCAAATCCAATCTTTATTCTTACAGAAGACGGTATGGGGAGCATTGATGCACAACAATTTCCGTTGTGTCCGGCTTTTGATAAAGAAAAAGAACATGATAAGGACGTAAACCTTGGTGTCTTGCAGAGATTAAGAGAATTAATAAATGAAGATCACGACTACAAAACAGTGGTTATTGATTCTTTGGATTGGCTTGAACCATTGATATGGGATAAGGCTTGTCAAGACAATGGATGGAAATCCGTTGAACAGCCAGGATACGGAAAGGGGTATGTAGAGGTGCTTAAATACTGGCGTCAGTACATAGATCTGTTAAATATCTTGCGTGAAGATAAAGGTATGATTATTCTGCAAATTGCACATAATCAGATCAAAAGATTTGAGTCTCCAGAGATAGAAGCTTTTGACCGCCATGAACTTAAGCTTCACCGAAAAAGTGCCGATTTGATTTTAGAACACAGTGATTGTTGTTTCTTTGCAAACTACAAACTTGGAACTATGAAGGTCCAGGGGAAGGGTGGAACAATGACAACAAAAGCGGTGTCTGGTGATGTGGTTGCTTACTGTCGTGAGAAACCTGCCTATCTTGCAAAAAATAGGTACGCATTACCGGATGTTCTTCCCTTCTCATGGCCGGAAATTAGAAAGGCTATGTTGGGGGAAGATAAAGGTGAGTAAGTTGGGGGAAGTCGAAAGAACAAAGCGTGTTATGGCTAAGATCCAAAAGTTATTAAATCCTTTGATTGATAGCATGGATCCGGATAACAACGATTTGCCTCTCGATGGCTTACATCAACTTATTTGTATTAACCAAGACTGTGAAGAGTTCGTGGAATATATCTCGGACTATCACAGCTACGATCCAGGATAAGGAGTAACAATATGGATTTAAGTATGAAAAAGGCTCAGGCCGAAAGAAGTATCTTAGAAGAACTCGAACCAGGCACATATGATTTTGAATGTGTTAAGGAAGAGACGATTCTAGGCAAGAATGGATGGGAAGCTCTTAAGCTTTTATTTAGGGTTGTTGATAAACCAAACTTTATGATTGGTCATTCTTTTTGCACAGACCATGATACAAGTGAAGATGCGATTAATCTTGGCTTATCATCATTACACGCAATGTCTATTGCTGGTGGATTTCCGGATGGTTTTCCAGACGAAAGTGCTGATTTGGTTGGCATAAGAGTAAGAGCAAATGCCATCAAAGATGCAAAAGGCTACATTGCTATTGATGATATGAAAGGCAAGGGGTGGTTTCCACCTAAGTCAACAAAAGAAGTAAAGGTGGATGAGCCTGTTTCCAACAGTCAAGTCGAAGAGAACATTCCATTTTAACTTTTTAGAATCAGATAGGCCCTCACTATGCGGTTGCTGTGGCGATCCAGTAGGGCCTCTTCTGGTCGAGGTTGATGGTAAATGGTTTGGAGCCTGTAGCATGGAACATCAAGAAGAGATTAAGAAAGGTAATAGATCGCCCAAGGTGGCACAAGTATCTAGGGCCGGTGTTCTTCATGCTAAATCTAAACTGAAAGAAAGATATAAGGAATTTTCTGTTAAAAATAAAAGTTGGGCGTTTCGTGATTGGAGTGAGGACGATAGGGTCAATTTTTTTGAGAGTTATACCAGGGAATATTTAAAACACGCCAACGAAAGGGCAAGGAATGGGGTAGATGGATCTTACGAAATACAAGATAAGACACGGACTGAATAAAGATAAGAGTTATTTAGAAAAAAACAGAGGCAATGAAGCTGATCTTATTGCAGAAATGCAAACAATAGGATTAAATGTCGGCTTTTTAAATACAAGTGGGGATCTAGTAAGGATCCCAGTACAAGCAACTCCGGGAGTGAGGCCGGATAAAGGTAATGAAAAATCGGGTTGGTATGTTATTAATGTTGTTCATAATCACATATTCGCAACTTACGGAAATTGGAGAACGGGGTCGGAATACAAATGGAGTTCTGTCCAGATCAATACACTTACTCCAAATGAAAGACAAAATCTACAGTTAAAGATGCAACAGGCCCAGGAAGAGGCCAAGAAACAAAAGCTACAAAGATATGAGGAAGTCGCAAAAGATTGTCAGAATCGTTTTCAAACTTACTCAGAGGTTATCAAGCATCCTTACCTGGAAGCTAAACAAATCAAAAGTTATTCTTTAAAACTGCACAATAAATCTTTGGTCGTGCCTATCTACAATGTAGATGGTGAAATTAGATCTTTACAATTTATCCAGGAAGATGGATCTAAAAGGTTTGTATCGGCCGGACAAGTCAAGGGTAATATCTTTTTAATTGGTACAGATTTCAATTCTTTAAATAAAGTTCAATCCTTGGTTGTTGTTGAAGGCATGGCTACAGGTGTAAGCGTATGGGATGCAACACAAATACCCGTGGCTTGTGTTTTTTCAGCTAACTTTGGTAATGATGCAGTAGAAAACATAAGAAAAAAGACGGACGCCAGGATCTATTTAGCCTTTGATAACGATAAAACTGATATCGGACGCAAGAAAGCGGAAGAGATAGCCACCAGATATTACAATTGTTTGGTTAGAATCCCATCCATTGAGGGTGATTTCAATGACTTGGCTATTAAACAAGGCCTAGATGCAGTTAAGTTAGAGATAAGCGATCAAGGTTTAGGGATAAGAAGTTTCTCCATTAAACAATTAAAAGGTGAACCACCGCCTCGTTCCTGGTTGGTTGAAGGGTTGTTAGAAAAATCTAAACCTAGTTTATTGGCGGCAGTCGGTGGTGTTGGTAAAAGTATGTTGGCCTTAGACTTAGCGATCAAAGTATCACAAGGGCAAGGCACCTGGTTAAATAAACCAATTAAAAATGCTGGTAATGTTCTTATGCTGATGGCAGAGGATGATAGAAGCGAAGTCTTCAGAAGGACCAAAGCGTTAGATAAAGGCGATAAAAGATTTGATGCAGAGTATGACGTTTTTGCCTATACAGTTCCAGATGCACCTAAACCATTAATATTATTAAAAGATGATGCCAGGGGATTAGATCTAACACCCGAGGCCCATGAGTTAATCAATGAGATCTCAACGATTCCAGATTTATCTCTGGTTGTGATAGATCCAATACAATCTTTTGTTGCAGCACCTATTACAACAAGCCAGGAAGCGGCTCAATTGTATTGTCAGTTCTGTTCTTCCATTGCATCAAAGTTTGAGTGTTCCGTTTTATCTATTCATCATATGAGCAAAGCCGGATTGCAGACCCAGGAATCAAGTTGGGATAGCAGGTCCTCGATAAGAGGCTCCGCGGCTATCGTTGATGGGATGAGGATGGCCGCCACAATATCTTTGGCAGATGAAAAGACTGCGGAAAATATTTGTGCGGATGAGGGATTAGAGTTTGATAGAACCAGGGTCGTTAACTTCCAGGTGGTTAAAGCTAACTCTAGCGAAATGGATACCAATGCCATGACATTGATTAGGCGTGAGGCAGTCCTGGAAGTCTATGAAAAGAAAAACATTAACTTTGATTTTTAATATGAGTAAAGGAGGAGTATATGATTAATTACCCATGCGGATGGTTTGATGTAGAACAATTACCAGGGGGCAGTCGTGAGCGGGAAAGGAGATAAGCCAAGACCTGGAACTTACTCGCAAGAGTATCGAGATAATTGGGATCGAATATTTAACAAGAAAAAGAAAAAGGAAAATAAAAATGCTAGTAAAGATTCAAGCAAGTGATAAAGAAGTACAGTTAATTATTAATGCGTTAGCAGAACATGGTAAACCATTAATCAAAAAGGCCAAGCCAACCATGGAAGATAAGCGAAACCTTAAATCGATTGAGAATATTATTCATCAATTAGCATTCGGGAATCACAAGTAATAATGTTAAACTTTGATTGTGCAATCGGGATTCTACTCTCCTTAATTAATGATGAGAATTGCCCCGGCTCTACCCCCCTAAGAGGGGCAATTTCTCTATGCCTGGTTGCACAATCTTCTCGTTTAATGGCACTAGTAGTACCATACTATGGCACTAGTAGTACCCTTCATAGGTACTAGATGTACCATATATCCCAAACAAGACAAATAGGAAGGCCCCTGGAAGGGCCTCCCTATATTCAGCGAGTGTATGAATGAGCGATCAGTTCTGGTGGATTGAAAATTCTATCCCGGATAAAGAGAGTGAATCCGGATGCGTACGTGCGTCCGTGCTGAGTAAGTATAAGAGTTATTCGAAATTGAAAGCGTGCGTGTGGAAATGGTTTCGTTCCCGTGCGGGAGATACATCCCTGCGTCCGGCAACCAAGCTCGTTTTATGGTCCATCTGCGAAAGG